AGGTCCACAAGGTCCAGGTCCACAAGGTCCAGGTCCACAAGGTCCAGGTCCACAAGGTCCAGGTCCACAAGGTCCAGGTCCACAAGGTCCAGCGGTTCCGCCTAAACCTCCAGCAGCGCAACCTCCAGCAGCGCAACCTCCAGCAGCGCAACCTCCAGCAGCGCAACCTCCAGCAGCGCAACCTCCAGCAGCGCAACCTACTAAACAGACAGCAACACCAGCTAATGCGGCGGCAAAGAAACCCTTTTTACCTCCACCTCAAGCAGCTAAAGCCGCTCCTAAGACAGCAACACTACCTCCAACAGGCATAGTCAATAATCAGGTTCAACAAATTCCAGTTGATCTTTTTGAAGAAATTTGGAAACTTATAAGAGCTAAAAAAGCAACAGCTTCTTCAGAACCTTATTTCAAGCTAGCTAATGTTAATCCAATACCATCAACCAATCCTTTAGCCGCAAAAACTACAAGTCAAAAAGCTAAGGAAATTTTACAGAAACTGGATCCTAAGACTATTGAGTTTTTGAGCGGCTTAGATCAAGATGGTCTTCAGCAGATTTTGGCATGGAAGAAAAGATTAGGAGGCTCTCAGCCAAGCGGCTCGGCCCAAAAACCGTAATCAAAGAAGGAATTTTGGAAGATAGCAAAGAAATCAATCTTTAAGGCAAAGCCTATTTAGATTCAAAAGGAGTGTATTGTATGAAGTTTATAACAAATAGAATTTCAACCAGTAAGGCAGGTCAGTTTTCTGATTTTGTCAAGAAGCTTGCAGAAAGCAATGCTAGTCTTTCTAAGACAGCAACATCAAGCTCTTCTGTAAAGAAAGAAGCCAATATCGCCAATCTTGGAGACAAGAAAGCTCCTCCTTTTGGTAAGGAAAAGGAAGTTGGTAAGGAAAAGGAAGATGGCGAGAAGAAGGTTGATGAAAAGGAAACAGAAGAATGCTGCGCTACTTCAGAGAAAGAAGTAAAAGTAGCTAAAGACAGTAAAAAGCCAAACAAAGACGGCGAAGTTGTTGTTGAGATGCAGGAGATGGATCCTGTTGGCGGAACGAACACCGGTAAGCCTGAAGGCGAAAAGAAGAAAGAAGCTAAGTCTAAGGCTTCTAAGATTGCAGCCAATGCTGATGTCGATCCAGCAAATAAGGGAGTAACTCATACTCCAGATAAGTGCTGTGGCGCTCCAACTTCTAAGGGCGATGACGGTAGCGAAGGCGCAAAGAGTGGCAAGGCTGAATCAAAGGCTGAGCCAAAGACTGAAGAGAAAAAAGAAGAGAAGAAGGAAGCAAGTTCTCGCAGAATGACAAGAATTGCTAATCTTGACTCCAAGACCAAGGCTGAATGGAAGAAGTATTGGGGAAATCTTTTCCCAAAAGAATATGTTGATGCAATGTTTGCTGACAAATAATTTGGCTTGTTGATATTTATACTTAGGAGTTTTGTAATGGCTATTGTTCCAAGCGGCAATCGTCGATTGATGAAGTTCCAGCAATCTACACCAAATGCTGGCGCACCTACCCCTCGCTCAGTCGTTGAGCAAGAGGATATTGGTGGAGAGCAAGGAGGGGATGCTGGATTTAATCCAATTGGACAACTTGGTAATACACTCCAACAACAAAAGCAACAGCCAGCAGCAAAACCAGGTGTACCAAGTCAACAAGAATTAAGTGACGCAGTTGGCGGACAAGAAACTGGCAGTCCAGAAACCGCAGGAAAAATTGGACCAGATTCCGGTAGTCAAGGCTCAGAATCAGACACCACTCAGGTTGGAGATGATTTTAGAGATGCGTATTTCAAGATTATGGAAGGCTTGGGTATTGAACCAAGAATGTTCAATCACCCACAGCACGCTGAAAAGTTTTTTCATATAGATGAGGAAGTTATTGGAAATGGAGAAGCTAAAGGCTTCTTTATCCTTCCAAGTAAAACTCAAGCAAAAGCCATATCTAAAGATGAGGCTTGGAATATTGCTAAGCAACTTGGATCAAAGTTTGGAGTTACAAAGATGAATTTTACTTACGCTCCAGGTAATAACTATAAATTCAACTTCCAGGTTTTAGTTCAAGACAATAGTGATATGACAAACAGTTCATTGGATGCTCTTATCAGTGGTGGTAAGCAGCAAATGGCAAGAGCAGCGTCCACAAAGAACGCTCTTATTAAAGAAAGCCGTTCAAATATAGTTAACTCTCTTATAAAGCAAGGGTTTGGAGGAACAAATGTTTCGTAAACAATCAGAAAATTCTAACTTTGTTGATGGTTTTTTGAACCAAAATGGCAAGGTTGATTATCGTAAGGAGCTTGCTAATCGCAAGCCAGAAATGAAATCAGCAAAGAAGGCTGAGCCAAAAGATCGTTCCTGGGCCGAAGAGAAGGGCTATGATCGTACTGAATATAATAATCCTATTGCTCGTAGAAGTTCTAGCGTTCGTCCTGCTAGATGCGCTGCTGATGGCGGAATAACGGATATAGGCGGTCCAACAAAGCATGTTAATGTAACAGGCAAAAATTCTATTTGGGATTCAGAAGTTTTATCTAAAGCTGCAAATATTCTTTCTTCCAAAGAGGCAACTCGTATCGAGAAAGAATCAGTTGAAGATATTCGCCAAAAAAAGCAAGCTGAATACAAACAAAGCATGTCCCCAAAGCTTGGCGATGATGCTATGGATCTTGCAAAAAAGGCCTCTTCTGTTTCTCCTGCTTCTGCAACGTCTAGCGGAAAAGGTTGGATTCCTGCAAACAAACTTAGCATGTTTGATGAGAATACTAATTTTGACAGATTGACAGCACTTACCGAAAGAGTTAATCCAACAGTTAAGAAAGAAGAAAAGCAAGCTGAAGTAAAGCGTGCCTCTAAATCTTTTTCTTCTAAAGATGCTACCGCTCGTTTTGTCGATGGAATTGTTAATCAAGGCAAAGACTCTTCCTATAAAAGCATGCACAACGAAAGTGTTGATAGACTATATAAGGTTCTTGCTGAAAGAAACAAGGAAAATAAATAATGGAAGGAACGATAGGTCCATCTGCTGCTAACCAAATGGCTGTTGCTGAAATGCCTATAGAGCAAGTCGAAGATTCCAATAGGGATCTTGTTGCTGTAAGGCCTATTGTTCCACCAGGAGTTTCTGCCCCTCAGGGTAGAACGTTTCTTACTGCTCTTCAAGAAGCTTTTGAAAATACGGTTAATATAGCAAAAGATAATCAAGGTGAAATAACTGAAATGAAAAATGATATTAACCAAGATGGCGGAATCTCTGTAGCTTCATCTTATTTTGATATTACTAAAATCTCTCAACAAATGCCATTTCCTATGGATAGCAATTTGGGTGGCGGCATGAACGATGGGTCTAGCGAAATGACAGCAATTGATGATTCTATGATTGCAGATGGGTCAAACGAGTCTACTGGACTGATATTCAATTCTCCTCAAGAGCTTCAGGAGATACTTAATAGCAACGCCGAGAATCCAGATTTTATTAATGAACTTTTGGAAATGACTCCAACAGAGGCTCAACCTTTGGTTAGAGATTCAATTCAAAGATATTATGAGCCTGGTAAGGACGAGGCTGATAAGACAATTCTTTCGGCAGAGATTTTCAAATCAATACACGGAAGAGGACAGGGGGAAGATCAAGTGAGTGCAGAATATGTTCAGGCTTCTGTTGAAAAGTCAATTTCTGACGCTAATAATATGATTCAACAATTTGCAAAGAAAGCCGCTTCTTGTAAGATTATCAAGAAAGAGGCTTCTTCGTTTAACCTAAATAAGCAAGCGCAAGCATATGCAGGCTCTTCGCATTCTGAGTTTTTGAATTTTGGACCAAACTCAATTAGAATGCTTCCTCATAGCAATACGGGCGTAATCGGAAGCGATTGGCATGTATGGATAAGGGCTAAAGATCACGGCTTCATTATGGACGATCATGCTGTTGATTTCGAGACGTTTTGGCGAGGTAATATCATGGATAAGTACAGCCAGCCATATCGCAATGAAAAAGGCGAGTGGGTGGGCGGTTACTTAAACAAGAGATTTGAAACCGACCGAAATGTTCCAGAAGGCAACAATCACCAACTATTGCCTGGTCAACTTCGTCGTCCGTATATGCCAGAATTTGCTACTATGGAAGCAAGGCTTGAAGATTCTAGAGGTAAGTTTGCAAAAGAAAGAGGCTATGATCCTACAGACTCTAAAGCTAAAGTTTATAATTGGAAAGAAGCTAGCGGCGTAAAAAAAAAGTAACGGCTGAAAGCTTTGGCGTTCCTCCTATTCCTTCTATAAACAATGTAAAACCGATTGGTAACAAGAAGGTTTGTCCGGTTTGCCAATCTGATAATAAGTCAACTGATGTAAAATGCTCAAACTGCGGCGGATCTCTTGCCGGAGTTCGTTCTCAATTGGTTCCTCCAAGACCTAGCGAGCCTGGTAAGCAAAAGGGACAAAATGAACACGAAACGGTTGTAATGCATGTTCCAGGAATGCCAAGGGCTGCTCAATCAGCATTGTCTCCAAATAAGCCGATAGAACCTAGGATTACTGGAAGACCTAAACCTCCGTTAAGACCATCACAGCCTATGTCTCCTCCAGAGGCGAATCCTTTGTCTAATGAACCGATAAAACCTAAGAGGATGATTTCTGACGATGATGTTAATGTTGTGGATAATGATCATATGAGAAATATTGAGCATTCAGCAGATCATCTTGGGTTGTAATTAGGAAAATATAATGGCAGAAAATGAACAAAAACCAATTAAGATGCAGTTGCCTGACAAAAAGATTTCTGCAAAGATATCTGCTATAAAAGGTTCTGTTGTAAAAGAAGCAAACCCTACTAAGCATTCTAGCTACGCAGGTTCTACTGTTGTAAATTTCCCAATAACTAAAAATGCGCAGTTTGCTGGTAGCGGTGCTAATGTCACAATGACTCAGCCAATGTTCTTCTCTCCTCTTCATACTCCTCAAAATTGGCAAATAGCAAGTAAAAGAAAAGAGATTTATCAGTGGGCTCGACACTATTATGAAAATGAACCAAAAGTTGCAGCAGGTATTGATTTTTATTCACAGTTTCCAATAAACGGAATTAAGCTTGAGTGTAAAAAGAAAAGTATACTTCGTTATTTTGAAAGGCTTATAGATAAAATTGATTTGATGTATTGGCTTAGAATGATAAGTCATCAAAGATTTTTACTTGGTGATGTTTATGTAATGACAGAAATTGAATGTCCTCACTGTAACGGTTCTGGCGTTGACAAAGAAACAGGAGAGGCTTGTAATCATCCGGATGGAAGTATAGCTCGCATGACCGTTCTCAATCCTGATTGGATTGAAGTTATGAAAACGCCAATTTCTAATGAACCACAGATAGTTTTATTGCCAGATGAAGAAATACAGAAAATCGTTCAAACAAAGCAGCCAAAATTTCTATATGATCAAATCCCAGATAACATTAAAATACAGATTTTGTCTAAGAAACCAATCTTGCTTTCTAACAGAGTAACAAGTCATATTAGGCACGGTGGGGTTCCTTATGGAACTTATGGAGAATCTTTGCTTCGTCGTTTGTTTACAAGTTTAGCATATAAAACTAAGCTTATTACCGCCAATTGGATTGTTGCTGAAAGACTTATTCTTCCTGTAAGAGTTGTTCAGGTTGGTTCGGACGAAAGACCTGCTACTGATGACGATCTAGCAGATGTCGCTTCTCAGCTTTCTGCTGTCGCTAATGATCCTAATCTTACTATCGTTACTCACAACAATTTTAAGTATGAATGGTACGGCGCTAGCGGAAAGATTCATAATATCAATCAAGAGCTTGAATACGTTGGTAAGGAAATCCTAGACGGACTTATGCTTAATCAAACACTTCTTAATGGAGAAATGGCTGGTTACAATTCTGCTCAAGTTGGTGTTGAGGTTATGATTAGACGTTTAGAGTCTTGGAGAAATGAGCTTGCTCAATGGATTGAGAAGAACGTTTTCTTGCCTGTTGCAAAAATGCAAGGTTTTATTGATGAAGAAGAAACCGAAGAATTTGGCGAAACAGTTTATCTTTATCCAAAGGTAAAATGGAACGATCTAAAACTTAGAGACAACTCTAATCAATTACAGATGTTTTTGCAGATGCAACAGAGCGGTATTATATCAACTCAAACTCTTCTTGAGGAATTTGATCTTGATTATGATAGGGAAGTTGAACGCATAAGAGAAGAGCAAGTTCAAGCTATGCAAAATGGAATGCTTGCGGGCGGTCAAGGACAGATGGCTGGCGCTATGGGCGGCGGTATGGGTGGAGCAGGTGGAGCCCCTGGCGGCGGTATGGATATGGGTGGAGGCATGGGTGGTCCTGGCGGAGCCCCTGGTGGTATGGATATGGGTGGCGGTATGGGAGGTCCCGGCGGGGCCCCTGGCGGCGCTCCTGGAGGCGCACCTGGTGGTATGGGTGCTGCTGCTGGTTCTTCTCAGAAGATTTATAGAAGGGGTCAGGGTCCAAAAGATGACGAAGGTCCTCAGCCGGTTCAGCCAACTACAATACAATTAACAAAACCAGAATCAAAGATGTATAGAACTTTGATGGCGATGAATTTGCCGTTCAGACTTTTTGCTCAATATAAGCAGCCAGTTTCCAATGATTCAAACTTCTATCTAATGGATTTTGCTATTCCAGAAATAGGTGTAGACATAGAAGTTGATGGTGAAAAATGGCATTCCAGTCAAGAGGATAAGCAAGACGACAAAGAAAGAGATGTAAATCTTGCTTCTATGGGTTGGAGAGTTATTAGGTTTACCGAACAAGCAATAGGTGAACAGTTAGAAAAAGTTCAACAAGTAATAGAAAAAGAAGTTTTAGAAGCAGCAAAAGAAAAGAAAGCTCTTTCAAAGAAGGCACAAGCCTGGAACCAAACGAAATATATAACGGGGCAGTTTAGTCCTTTTGAGGGTTGTTTGGTTTCCAAGTGTTCGCCTATTGACAATAGTGAGGTTAAGGAAGGATGAGCGATTTAATCTTTAATCTAAATAAACAAGCCGGTCGTAAAAGAATCAAAGATCGAGGCATTAAGTGGGAAGAAGTATATCGAGAGAGGTCTGCTTCATTAAAAGAGAAATTTGAAGAAGAAATCGGATATGGTTCTTACTATCGTTGGGAAGGTCATGATTATACAACAAACTCAATGTATTACATTGTTGTTGGACCTTCCATTCAACATAATGTAGGTAAAATGTTTTTTGCAGGTATTAAGAAGATTCCCATCGAAGAATTTACAAAAGATCCAGATACTAAAACGTATTCCCCTTATGGTGAATATTTTCCAACCATTAAGGGCGCTCTTATTTATGCTAGTCAAAGATGGGGATCTTTAATTCCTAAACAGCAAATTCCTTATACGAAAGATTCCTTGATAAATGCAGATATACCGGAGCATGTCAGAGCATGAATGAACGTACTCCTCAATCATTGATACAGGGACTGCTCAAGCAGTCCGATATGGCATCGCAGCCTGGCACTGTAAACGTTAAGAATAGAGGTCTAGATTTTCATGTGTTTGATAGAAATAGATTTAGACAACGATTGTCTAAGCTCCCTGATGTTGTTAAGGATAGTATAGAAAGACAGATGGCTGAATTTGATAGAGCATTTGCTAAATTCCCTGCCGCTCAAAGTAAAGATTATGCAGGCATGCTAAGAATTGCATATGCTGAAGATAGGCTTGTTTCAGAAGAAAAGCTTACTCAATTATCTAGAGAAATACCTAATCTTGTTGAAACTGCTAAATTTGTTAGAGAGTTTGGTATTCAGCTTCCTCCAGATGCTAACGGAACAGTAGGCGGGAGGGCGGTTGAAAAAGGAATCGGCTCTTCTCATTGGTTGTCTATATTTGGTTATGCATATCAAGAGCTAGGGAATAGGGGTCTTGGTTATCATGTTACTCAGAAAAGAAATAAGATCCCAAGACAGATACATGAAAATGTTACAGGCAAGCAATATCCTCGTTCAGTAAATGGAACTTTTCAAGTTGTTCCATCTGGCGAAGGGTTTACTTTCGCCATTGTAAGCGATGGTGGTATTACTTATATTTTTGACAGAACTGTTACTTCTAATGATACTATAATGAAAAAGTTCTTCAATGAACCAATTATTATGAATCGTAGTGCTGTTTACGTTACGCCAGATGGTATAAACTACATTGGCAATGCTGATGCGACTATTCAGGCTGATCCAGCTCAAGAAGCTCATATATGGGGAATCTTTGCTGATCCTGATAGCGGAGCTATTTACTTACAGAAGAAATCAAGATATGGAGCAGGAGGAAGGCCTGTTATTGACCCAGAAACTGGCGAAAAGGTTCAAAGAACAAGAGGCGATAAACAATATTTATCTGCTGAGCAAGTAACGTCTTTAGCAAATAGAAATACGCTTGGTAAAACTTATAGAGTTACCGCTCAAGTTGAATCCGATGATGTTGATGGACAAGAAGTTGCTAGCGGATATAAATATATTTATACAATTGATGATGATAATACTCAGAACAAGATAAATAATCCTGAAACTAGAGAAGAATTCCCATATTCTGTTAGAGCTTTGAAGCAGCTTAGACAGTGGCTTCAAATGAAGAATAATGTAACTGAATTTGATGATAATGGTCGCATTATACCTGGTTATTCAGAATTGCATACTTCGCTAGAAGGTTTTATTATTTACATGGCTGGCCCTGATTTTACAACAGGTAGAAATTCTGGGCAAGGTAAGACTCTTGGTAATCCTAATATGACGCAGTTTAAGGATCTACCCGGAGGAGATCTTGAGCAAGAAGGCAATTCGGTTGTTACAAATAGACAAAGCTTTGTTGTTGTTGCTAAACAAATATCTATACCAAGAATGATGGCTAGCGAAAGATATTATGAAAATAAATTTGCGCAGAAAAAGATCGTTATGTCTCCTTGGAGAGAAGTTAGAAGCGGTCTACCAACATTAGCCGATGCTATATCAGAAATGAAAAGAATTATAGTCGGAGACGGAGGAAAAATAATAGAAGATGAGGAAGGTAAGGCAGTGACAGTAGATCCTCTTGCAAGATTACAGCCTGATGCCAGAAGCGTTGGCAAGGCAGATCAGGCTTTCCGAGAGTTTGTTGGAGATCAAGGAAAGCCACAGCTTCCTCCCCAACCAGCTCCTCGATTGCCTGAAGATCAAGACAATCCAGACTTAAGAATGGCTTCTATTGCGAAGGATTTGATTAGGAGATTGAATTCAAATGTTTGAAAAACGAGCTAAAACTGATACAAAAATGGCTATTGAAGCTCTTCATGTTCCTAATCAAGGCGCATGGAAATTTTATAATACATCTCGTATCAAAATTGCTTCCATTGATAAAACAAAAGCAGCAGACCTTGGAGGTTTTGATCTTAAGGCTGCAATAGAGAAAAACCCAGACAACTTATTTGTTAAAGTTTTTGCAATCAAAGCAAATGAAGTTAATGATAATGGCGATTGCTTTAATGAAAGTGAGCTAAAGAAAGCTTCTCATACTTTTGTTGGAGTTCCTGTTTTTGTTAATCACCAAAATGATAATGTAGAAAACGCCAGAGGCAAAGTTGTTCACTCTTGGTATGACGACGACCTAAAAGGCATTTACTGTATCAACATGGTTGATAGAAATGCATATCCTCGTCTTGCTAGAGGTATTGAAGAGGGTTATATAACCGGAACCTCGATGGGCGCACAAGTTGGATACTCTCTTTGTTCTATCTGTCATAATAAAGCTCATACTGCTGATGAATTCTGCACTCACATCAAGAATGGTAAAAATAGAAAAGTAAGCGGAAAATACGATTGTAAATACCATGATAGTTCTTGCAAGCCAGAAGATGATTGCCCGCTTGATGGCAAGAAAAAGGCTGGATCTCATGAGCTTATGCATAAAGAAGCAAAAGTCTATGAATGGAACTATGATATTAAATTTATAGAAGATAGCTTTGTTGTAAACCCAGCATGTCATGATTGTTTGGTTTGTGATATTCTTAATCTAGATATGGTTAGAGAGGCTACTTCTTCTTCAAAGATTCAAGAATTGAAGAAAGTTGCATCTGCTCTTAAAGATACTGTTGATAAGATGCCAGAAGGTTCAATGGAGAAAACTGCGGGTAAAACCGAAGTTGAGGCTCTTACTCAGGCTATGAATCTTATGGAGCATGTTGCTCGTTCTATGATGGCTCAAAAACAACAAATCCAAATGGATTATGTAAGCGACTTAATCGAGCAACTTGCTAAGGTGCAATCCTTAACTGATGAGCTTGTTGAAATGGGATATGCTCAGTTGCCTTCTCCTCCAGATCAACAGATTGCTCTTGGAAACATGATGCAAGCTCCTACTTCTGGTCAATCGCAACAGGTTGTAAATCCTTCGCAAGTTGGACAACAACAGCAACAGCCTGTTCAAAACTTAACAAATAACGCATCTCCAAGTTCTGCAAGCTTAGGAGACATAGGAAGTGTAACCCGGCCAACTTTTACCGGAGCTTCTCAAGAATTAAAGAAGGATTTTTCTAAACAAGCAGAGAATATTAGCAGGAAACTAGATCTCGTAAGCACAGCCTTGCGAGGATCTCTAGTTCTGCTTGCTCAAAGGAGAACAGAAGTGGCTGATTCTGAACACATTGCTGAATTTTCTAATGGTAATCTAAAAATAACTGTTGCCAATATCGACGGCGACGGTTTGGTTGTTGGTAAATGGAAGAATGATAAGTTGGTAAGCTGGGCCTCAGCAGAAGAATTTGGCGATGAGATTAAGACTCTTGTTGCGTCAAATCCACAAGAAGCGGCTAAGGTTATATTGAATCAATATCAAAAAGAACTAGGAGTTAATATGTCTGCAAACACAAAGAAAGTAGCGTCTGGCGATACCTCACAACAGGAAGTAACAACTCAAAAGCAGCTTGAAGATGCTGGACCTCTTCATCCTAGGGAAAACAAGACCTCAGAAGTAACCACTCAAGCTCAGCTTGATGGCGATGGAGCCCTTTCTCCTGTTAATGATACAACTTCCGATAATGGACAGCTTCGTAAGAACTCTCCGCCAGAAGTTGTTACCCAAGCTCAGCTTGAATCTCTTGATGGCCCTCTTGCTCGTTGGGGAGACTTTCCTGAAGTCATTACCCAAGCTCAGTGGTCTGAGATGAGCCGTAGAGTTTCGTCTTCTTTGGGAAGCGACTATACTGAACAAACTACACAAGCTCAATTGCAGAGTTTGCAGAAATCTCATAAGTGGACTATGCCTGAGACAACCACTCAAGATCAACTTGGTAGCCAAAAGAAGGTTTCTCCAGAAGGTAAGTCCGATTCTGAACGTTGGGCATCTTCCGCTAAGGCTCTTATTAAGGCTGCTTCCGCAGCCGTAGCAGATGCTATTGCTGGTTATGGCCTTGCTCCAAGCGACGTTTCTAAGGCTATTGGTCAAATGACAGATTCTCCTTATGCTGCTATCAAGGCAGGTTATTTAGCTCTTGTTAATGGTTCTCCAACTAAAGTTGAAGCAAGAGTTGCAGAGCGTAATCGTTCTAGCTATTTTGCTAAGTTTGCAAATACAAATACCAAGATTGACCCAATAAATGGTCTTCTTGCAGCAATGGGTGATAATATTGGAAATCATAAGTCAGAGGACTTTATTGATGCCATGAAGTTTGTTGTAAGCGATAAAAAGGCATTTGCTTCTGCTGAAAATGCAGCGCAAGTCAAGATTGCATCCAGAACAACTGACACTGTTGAAGTTGTTGATAAGAATAGCATGTTCCGTCAAGCATTTGCTGAACTTGATCGTCCAGAAGACGGTCTTTATAAGATTTGCGGAACATTGTCTGAAGACGTAACCGTTGATCCTAGCGATAAGGTTTCTTTTGTAAAGGCTCTTCATTCTTTTGCAAAGAGCCATATTGATGTTCCTTTTGTTATCGCAAAGATTGACTTAGATAAAGAAGCAGGCGTATTTGAAGCAGAGTGCAAGGAAGAAAGACTTTGCTCTTCCGAAGAAAAGACCGCTTTTGCTTCTGTATTGACTCAAGTCAAGACAGCGAAGGCTGCCGTTAAGAGTGTCGAAAAGACAGCAAATCGTTCTGCTAAGAGAAACGAACTTGTTAAGGAAGCTCAAATGATGGGCGGACAGATGGGTGGAGGTATGGGCGGCGGTGGCGCTGCTGGTGGAATGGGCGCAACAATGCCAGGAGCTGACATGGGCGGCGGCATGGGCGCTCCTCCAACCGAGAACCTAGGAGGTCAACCAGGCGAACTTGGCGAGGGCGAGGATATGATGGGCGGCGAAGATACTGACATGCAACCTAAGCCACCAGGCACTATTTGCCCAGTTTGCGGATCTAGCGACGTTGATGTTCTAGACGGCAAGGGTAAGTGCGGAAACTGTTCTGCCGAGTTTGCTTATAAGGTTGATCTTGAAATTACTAAGTATCCAGGCTTGCTTGATGCAGGCGGCGAAGATGAAGGCGAAGGCGAAGAGGGTGGCATTGGTGGAGAGGATAGCGGCGAAGGTTTTGCTCTTCCAGGCGGCGGTGATACCGCAACTGATCCAGCAAGCATCCCTGTTGCTGCTATGACTCAGCTTCGTCCAGAAATGATTAGAAAAGCAACAGATACAGCTAAAGCAAATGGTCACAAATGGTCGCTTGGCAGTATCTCTCCTTACACTGGATCTACTAGCGTAATGAAGCTTTCTGATAATAGGTTCTTGTGTCTCGATACTGGCGCTACATATGAAGTTCATGCTGCTGGCGTTCAGAACAAAGATAAGAAGGCTATTTTTGCAGAATGGCGTTTTGAGGCTCTCCCTGCAACAAATAACTGCGAAAGCTGTCGTCGTAAGAAGACGACTCTTGCTTCAGCACTTAAGATTCACGGCGTAGAGGAAGAAGTTTTTGATTCTATGCTTCTTTTGGATAAGGGTAACACAGTCCTTGCTATGAAGGCAAAAGGACTTTTGAATACAACAAAGACAGCATCTAAGGGTTCTTCTGTTCTTGCTCGTCTCAAGAAGACTGCTGCGTTTGGAAATAAGTTCCCAATTGAAACATGCAGAGAGAAGATTGCTCGTAAGTTTGGCGAAAACGCTCTTGCGTTGAGCGGCCCATGCGAAGGTAGCAATCTTGCTGATTGTGTATGCAAGAAACTCTCAACTGCTGGCGTATATAGCAATAGCGTTGCAATCAAGGTTGCATCTGTATGGGCTGAAGAAGACGGAATGGTTAACTGCGTAGAAGATTTTGTTAGAAGCAGAAAGTTTAATATGAAGCAAGCTTGCTTCATTTGCGATCAGCTTAAGACCAAGTATGCTCAGTTTGATGACAATTTGGCTGATGAACTTGGCGGAGATTCGGCTGGCATGGGCGGAATGGGATCTAGCAATAACGGCGAAAGCTCTAGCGATCTTCCTTCCCCTGATGCAGAAGGTAGCGAATTCGGCGATGACGTTGATCCTTTTGCTGGAGATAGCGGCGAGATGGGTATGGGAGGAATGGGTGAAGATTCAACAGAGCCTTCTCTTGATGTTCCAGGATCAGGTCTTGAGGGAGATGTTAATGTAGGAAATGGTGGCAATACAATAACGATTGAACTTCCTCTCGACATAATCGAGAACTTGGACAAGGCCATTGATATAGCTAAGGGCGAAAATCCTTCTGCTGAACCTCACCACCAAACACCTCTTTCAGGAGAGGCTGTAATAGAAATCCCAGGAGGCGCTGCTGACAGTTTAGATCAAGCTGCTGATAAGGTTCTTGATACTGCCGTAGATGCAACTAAGGGTCTTGGCGGTATTGTAAATGATACTCTTAATGCGGTAGACGGCGCTATGGGTGAACCACCAGTTGGTCCTGTTGACGCAAACCCAGTAGAGCATTCTGATGCTCCAATTGGCGGCGAGCCAGGAGAGGGTGGAGTTCCTTCAGAAACTGAAGTTCCATCTTCGGAAGGCGAGGCAATGGGAGAAGAAACTTCAAGCGAAGAACCTTCTACTGATGGCGATGAGGGTGAAGAAAGTGGCGAAGAAACAGAGGATTCTGCACCAGAATTCGGAAGTAGCGAAGAAGGCGAACCTTCGGAGCAAAAGCACATGGCACAGGCTGAGCAAGCAACAAGAGCCTTTAAGAAGGGCAAGATTGGCGGAACTGGCGAGATTAATCTTGATCTTAGCGGAGTAATGGCTGTTCTTGCAAGACAACAAGGTAAGTCAGTTAAGGTTGCTAAGGACGTAAGTCTACAAAATGCTCAAGATGATAAGGATATTGGAACCGTTTCTGATGGTTCTACAATGGGTAATGAAGAGAAGTTTGATGCTAAGAAGCCAGAAGTATTTAGCGGAGATGCTAATATGGGTGGCGAAAAGGATGCTGGTTATGATAACAACAAACCAAAGGCATCTTTTGAGTCTGGCGGCGCTGAAATGGGCGAGGAAAAAGCTCAGGGTTATACAGCAGAAAAGCAAAATGTTGCAACAGGCGGAGAAAAGGGACAGGGACACTCTGCATCAAGTAGAGCAAGAACCGCATCTCTTGCAGAACGCATTGTTAATGCAACTATGAAGACCGCAAATGATAAGAAGCTTGAAAAGGCTGCTCCTGTTTCTGAAGATGGAGACACAAAGCCATATGCAGCTAATAAGGACAACCCAAAGAGCGGCAATCCTATTACTCCTCAGGAGTCTGCGGATATAGGTAAGACTGAAGCTGGAAACTCTAGCTTCATGGGTCATGAGAAAGAAACATTATCTGAAGTACCGAAGGAAGAGAACTCTGCTCCAAGCATTCCTGCTGGCGGCGGAACTAACGCTAAGTACGACAGCAATGAAAAGAATGCGCCAGAAAAGCAAACTGCGCATAAGGGAACAGTAATCGCTGGTGGCGATGCAGAGTCCTTGGCGGTTAAGAAAGAGGCTGCAACAAGAGTTGCGGGACGTAAACTCAAAGCAGGCATGATCACAATTGATAAGCTTGCTTCTGAAATCGAGAAACTTTCTCGATACGAGTCTTCCGACCTAAGAGATCTTGAAAATGCCCTCTTTGGAGCTTCCAAGAAAGGACTCGACACTGTTGCGAAAGGTTCGGAAAAGCCTTTGATCGTATCCGAAAAGAGTAACCAAAGAAAAATTACAAGTGAATTGAAGGATTCTTTGCAAAGTTTGTTTACTCTAGACAAGAAGAACAATCTTGCCTCGGAAGATCCAACTACCGAAGTTAGAAAAATGAATTATAGATCTTAAGTTTAGAACAATTTTCAAGGAGATTTTCAAATGGCTCTTATTCCAAAGTATCACACAGCAGTCGCAATGTTCCCAGTTGATCCAGCAGACGTTGCTTTGATCAACGCAGGTTCATCTGATGCAACCTACGGCATTTATGCCGGTCAAGTTGTTGGCCTCACAAGCGCAGGTTATATTAAGCACGCAACAGCAAGCAACGCTTCTCCAACCATTCTTCCGATTGGTTTGGCTGGCGATTCTCTTGCTTCAGCAGCAGGCCACACTGCATACCAAGACAGCTTGGTAGTCAACCCAGGCGGAACTCGTAAGGGAACTCAGAACCGTGTTTCTGATTACTTCAACGAAACTCTTGGTTCTGGTCTTATGTCTGTTTACATCACAGGTGGCGAGTTCTATACAGATATGTACTTAAGCTCAGATACGTTCACTGTTGGTGCTAAGGTTTATGCAAACCCAGTTGCCGCTTACACCACAGCTTCTGCTGGTCTTGTTACTTGCTCAACCACTTCCAACGCATCTCAAATCGGTGTTTTGACATCTGGCGTTGCAGGCTACCCAACAGGCGTTCCTGGTGCTATCAATGCAACCGACTACAGCATGCCTCTTAGGACCTTCAATACCAACGGTGGTTTCATTTCGTTCATTATGCAACTCTAATAAGTTGAATAACGGTGAAGATCCAAACGGGTCTTCACCGGATTAAATCAAAGTTTGTACAGTCTTTGTACTGTATTGTCTTAGAAGATTGTTTTCTACTAAGAAAGGGTTTTGTGATTCTAAGGTTTATATTCAAAAAGACACTTAGAAAACAATAAGGAGTATTTTCAATGAGTATCGTAAAGAACTATAATAATGAGCAACAAGAAATGGTTATTGCTCAGGCCCTTGAGACAGATGAAGGCCGTACAGCTCTTGCTCAGGCAATGGTTGAACCAATCCGTCGTTCTCTAGAGTACCAGGCTGTTGGTCGTAAGCTTCTCATGGTTGACGAGTTGCCTCAGGGCGCTCTTGCTCGCTATGAGAGAGACGTTGCTGCAATCGCATTCGTTGTATCTCGTAGAGGCGCAGTGCCTGACCAGATCCAAGAAGGCGAAGAAATTCTTGTCCCAACTTGGGAAATCGCAGCTAACCCAACAATTCGTCTATCTGAGATTAAGGCTCGTAGATTCTACATTGTTGACAGAGCGCAGATCAAGGCTAAGGAAGCCATTCAGAAGGAAGAGGATGAACAAATCTTCAACGCATGCATCAACGCTGCTCGTTCTGAGCAAACCGTTGTCGGCGCTGCTCCTCTTCTCCCAAGCTACTTGAACACGGCCTTCCGTGAAATCGAGCAACATGACCTTGTTTGCACCAAGATCGTAATGCACGCAAACCGTTATGCTGAAGTTCGTCAGTTCAACAACGGTGGTTCCGTTGGTACATCTAACTCCACCAACCCATTCTACGATCAAGCAACTGTTCGTGAAATCCTTACAACTGGTCTTTACGGCCACTTGTGGACCGCAGACCTTCACGTTTCTTCTCGTATGGACGTAAGATACGTTCTCTGCGTTGCTTCCCCTGACACCGTTGGAGCCTTCCCTATCCGTCAGGATATTACGGTTCTTCCAGCAGATGATCCTAAGAAGCTTCGTCTTGGTTGGGTTATCTATGAGGAAGTCGGCGTAGCAATCATCAATGATTACTCCATCGCCCTCATTTCCCTCACTGGCGCTACAACCTAATAGTAGGTTCATAATCATGGTACTGGTCAGCCAGAATTGACCTAACAGGGCAGTCCGAAAAGGGCTGCCCTTTTCTTTTCTACATATCTTGCCGATATACAAAATATCGTTATCAAGGAGAAATAAATGATTAAACTGACGTTAAAAGAAATGGCTTCAATGATGAATAGTTTTGCTGTTATTTTGAATCTTCCGTTACCAGCTAGAGATGCCTACCGTCTCGGTATTGCAGCAAAACAAATTCAAGAAAGAGTTTCTGCATATGAACAAGTCCGTCAAGGTCTTATCAAAAAATATGGGGAAACTGTTGAAACGCCGCAGAAAGAAGTTATAATGAGAGTTAAGACAGAAAATATTGATGTTTTTACAAAAGAGCTTGCAACTTTACTTGAAGAAACTCTTGAAATCAATATGGAACCGATTCCGATTAATGTAATTGAAGAAAGCAAGCTAAACGCAATTGACATGCTTAATCTTGCTCCATTCTTTTGTGAAGCAAAAAGCAAATAATTGTTGATATAAATAACGATATGAATAAGAATAGGAACAGGTAAATAGACCCCGCCTAACGGCGGGTTTTATTTTGCGCCGATAAATAGATATGAAGTTCATAAATATAACCAAAAACTCGGTATATCTTGATGATATAAAGATGTCGGTGCCATATAATGATGAGCAAACTCAGTTAATTGACTCTCAATCTGTCAAAAAAAGCTATGCTTTTCAACAAATGGTAGCTATGGGTGGCTTTAGGGTTATTGAAGCTTCAGATGACAGAATAGAGCAAAATTTGCTTAGACTAAGTTTGTTATCTAAACCCAATGAAGAGCATTCGGTTGAAAGAAAAGCAAGCGGTTCAAAGATTGAGGTTATACTTAGAGGGCATTTTTACGAAACAACTGGATACTCAAAGGTCAACAGAAGTCTTGCTCTTAATCTTTACCGAAAAGGATGTTTAGTCGAAATTGATCCGATTTCGTTCAAAAACAATGATATGAATGAGATGGAAGCTAAAGTATTTTCTATGTTTAGAAAGCCAGTTGGACGTAACGCTATACAAATAGATAGCGTTATTCCAACACAAGGCAATCCTCTAAAAGGCCATTATAATATTTTGTACACAACATCTGAAGCTTTATCTGTTCCAAAACAATTTATAGACGCTTCCAATGAGTACGACGAAATTTGGGTTACAAGTTCATTCAGTCAGAGAGCCTTTGAAAACAGCGGAAGTAATCGCAAGATAACTGTTGTTCCTCCTATACTTAATAGCAATATGTACAAAGAGAATGTTTTACCTTATTCATTTAGACCCAAGTTGAAATCATTTGTATTTTTGAGTGTTTTGACATGGGGTTACAGAAAAGGAAGCGATGCCTTGATAAAGGCCTTTGCTCGTTCTTTCTCTGCAAGCGATGATGTATCTCTTTTGCTTTTAGTTTCTGAAAAGTCCAAGACTGCTCAAGATGAGATTAGGGCTGAAATTAGAAAAGAACTTGGTAATAGTTTTTCTCCTCATGTTTGTCTTTGTACTAAACCTATTCCAGAATATCAACTTCCATCTTTTTATAAAGCATGTAATGCTTTTGTTCTTCCTTCAAGGGGAGAGGGTTTTGGGTTGCCATTTTGCGAAGCTTCTTTATGCGGACTGCCTGTTATATCAACAGAGCATGGCGGTCAACTTGACTTTTTGAATCATGAAAATTCTACGCTTGTTCCAATTGACCGTTTACAAAAAACGAAGGAAGGAGCAACGGGTATTCATTATTGGGATGGCTATTATATGGCAAGTCTTTCTTCTGATGATTTTATTGACAGTCTAGGACAGTCAATGAAGAATATGACAAATAACTATGAGTTGCAAGTTGCAAAAAATAAGCTACTACAGCAGAAGATTCTGCAATCGTTTAGCGGAGAGACGGTATCGTGTAATGTAAAAAGAATTTTAGAAAGTATTTGGTCTGTGGGTAAGGAGATTTCAAATGATAGTGCTTGTTAATCCATCAAATAAAACAGTTACGATTTGCGATAAAGTAGTTAAAGTATATCCTTGGAATAAGATTCAAGAGATTAGGAAAATACTTTCCGGTCAGGATGTTATGTATGTCACTTCCGCTATTGCGACAACAGGAGATGAGGTTATAGATGTTATAAGTAGTAGTTACGGAGAAGAAGATATAGGAGATCAGACTCAAACTGATACTGAATTTTATGTTTATTGCACAAAAGGCATTTTAATTACATCATATAATGGCAAGGAATATAAGTTTAATTCAAGAGATTTCCTGCCTATATGGTCTTTCCCGGAAGAAATATTTGACAAGTGTAAAACCGTTTCTGACGCTATTAAGAGCGGTCTGCTTTCGATTGTGGGAGAGTCAGAAAAAGACTTGTTGATACAAGAAAGAGAAGAAAAAAGTCTAGCAGCAAAGAATCGGGGAAAGAGAACAGAAGAACTTGGTTCTGTTGATAATCCAATTCCTATAGATATTTCTTCTTCTGGTAATTTTAGAAAAGGTGAATAATGAACATAGCTGTTCTGAATTTTGGAGAACCTTGGTTAGTTTTGGCTTCAACAAGCCTTATTCGAGGATTGTTGAAAAAGTTTCCAGAAGCCAATATTTCATTTTTTGTTTCTCAAGATAGCCTACCTATAGTCCAATTCAACCGTAAAGTAACCCCAATAAGCGGTTATGCTTATAATAAAAACGTAAATTTTGACTTTGCTGTCAATATGACCCCTACTGTGGAAGCTTCTGATTTTATGGCTGAAATTGGAGCAAAAGATCAAACTGGTTTTCTTGAGAAAAATGGGGATATTTTTTCAATAAACAAGGACGCTGAAGAGTATTTCTCTATTATGCACAAGGGGCAATCGTCTGAAAGACATTTGCTGCAAGTTTTATACAAGCTTGTTGGTCTTACATGGAGAGGTGAGGGATATGACTTGGCGTACTATCCTAAGAATAAAACTAATAAATATCGTACAGGCATAGCTATTACTCATGATTCTTTAAGACAGTTTGTAAAAAATAACCTAAAACTAGAAATGTCGGAATTGCATAGCGTCCCAATTAGGAAAAATCTACTCAAAAAAATGGATGAGATTAATAGATGTATGAATGTTATAACTGATGATTTGTTTATTCTTCATGCGTCTATTGCTCTTAGAAAAAATGTAGAATTTCTTGATACAAGCGGGTTGTCTACTCGGGTAGAGTTTTTCGGCAGAGGAAATTACTATAGGATAACAGATGGAGACTGGCAAAATCAAATGCAAAAAAACGGAACTCAAGAATGTTCACAGCCAACCCAAACGGCATGTTAATTATCAGCCATCTTTGTTTGGCTTCAAAGATGTAGCCGGTAACGGGAAATTTGTTAGAGTTTCAATTATCGATAGCGGATTGCCTTTCCATAAGAATATTATAGTTGATGAGTTCAAATCCAAAAATTTTACTCTTAGCGGAAGCGTAAAAGATGTTTACGGACACTCAACTGCTCTTGCTGGAATCATTGCTGCAAATGGTAAAGATGGCATAAAAGGGATGGCGACTGAAACTGATTTGTTTTTTGCCAAAGCTCTTTTAGACGGAGATGGAGAAGGCAATTTTGACTCAGTTATAGATTCTTTACTGTGGTCTATTGTTAGAGATGTTGATATAATATTAATGTCTTTTGGCTCTTCTAATGAACATGAAGGCCTTCGGGACGCTATTAAAAAAGTTCATAAAAAAGGAATAGCAATGTTCGCTGCTGGTGGAAATTGTACATCTAGAACAAAAGATGTTTGTTTTCCAGCAAGATATGACGAGGTTTTTTCGGTTGGATATTCGAATATTATAAGTTCAAACGAGTTCATTAGGGTTGGCGGCAAAACAAAGGGAGTAATACTTCCTGCGCAAGATTTTGAAACGACCTATACTGGATCAAAGTTTGCAACAATGGCAGGAAGTAGCATGTTGACGGCAGCGGTTGTTGGAGTTTCGGTTCTTGCTTATCAAGATATGAGGCATAGAGGATTAGATGTAAAAAATCCTCAAATTCTATATAATGAGATTGGCAGACTTGGCACTAAAGAATAATAGGAGATTGTAAATTAATGCCTTTTGTTCCTCGCAATATTATATCTCAATCAACTAATTCGTCTGGCTTAACAAAAAGCCCCAGTTCTGATAGCGAAAACTCTATACAATCGCTTAATGATAATATATCATTACGAATAGTTGCCGCTGATGGTCAAACAGTAAATTTTTTTGATATACTAGATAATAATAACATAGAAATGTTTGGTTTCAGAACTGATGGTTCGTTTAAACTGTCTGGGCATATTGTTATTAGTTCTGGTGATTATCTTTCTGCTGAAACATTATCTATTCCTGCAACAAGCGGATATATGGTATTGGAGGATAGCGGAGCAACAACAACTACTGGGTTTTATGCAGGAACTGCAATACCTGGTGTTACTAAAGTTAGAACCATACAATCGTCTGATCTTCCAAGCATTGCTCATAGCGGTTTGACTGGCTTGACTTCAGGCGACGATCATACTCAATACGCTAAGCTTTCTGTAACTTCTTCATCTAGAAATGTGTTTAGTTCTTCGCTTGCAGATAGCACTGTTGTAACCATCAATACTCCTGCATCAACAGATTTACAAAGCGCAGCTATTGATATTAAGCAAAGCGACGAAACAACTAGCATATTCATGGTTGGCACTACTATGTTGGGTAGCAATTATGTATATTGCGATGCTCCTATATACATGGGTAACAATGGTATTTATTTTGGTTTATCTCCCGGCATTATTGGCTTGGGCGATGGCTATATAACGGCTAGTAGACCCGGAGCGAGTAATGCTGGATATCTTAGCATGGATGCAACAGCATCTGCCGCTTCTGGTTATATTAATCTAGATGGCGGAGCAACAGGAGCTGGTGGCTATATAAACACAAGCAATGACGGAGGTTCTCTTGTTACAAATGGTAATGGTTCTTTAGGTTTGGGTATATCATCCAAGCGTAGCACTATTAACGGAGCAGGAGCAACGGTTACAGTTACTCTCGCCAATGCTTCTGGAACTAATCTTGTTTCCTCTACAACGTCAACGAATGCTGCTCAAATCGCAATGGCAACTGCAACAGCAGGAGATATTAAGTATGTATCTATGTCGGGAGGGGCAACCATCAACTCATCTGGAGTTGTAACTCTTGCTGTTGGGGGTAGTGATACTCAGGTCCTATTTAATGACTCTGCTGCAATTGGAGGAGATGCAGGTCTAACATTTAATAAAACAACAGATACATTAACTGTTGGTGGTCTTTTGTCTGTTCCTCTTGGCTCTGTCACTGCTCCGACCGTTACTTTTACAGGCGATACGAACACAGGATTATATTCTACTGCCGCGGATAACGTTGACGTTGCTGCTGGTGGTTCAAGAATACTCAATGCTAAACTAAGTTCTGGAGATAAGATAACAACCATATATGGGCAGACAGGATCTATATCATCTACGGGAGGAAGCGGCTTTGGAACTCGTTCAGACGGTTGGGATATTTCGCAACCATGTGCTGACATATATGATGGTACTAATCATTTGCTGTTACAAGGCGACGAAATATTAACTACAAATTCGCAACTCAGATTTAAAGTTTACAATAACAACTCTTCGGGCGGAAGTATATTTTTCCACGTTAATAGCGGCGGACAGTATGACCCCGCAATGTTTTGTAATAGTACGGGTTTAGGAATCGGTACTATGTCTCCGAACCAAAAGGTTCACATAAGAGATTTATACTATCCGGCAATCGTTATACATACAAGACAATTCCTTGGTAGCGCAGGATTTTGCGGTATTCATATGAAATTTGGTTCTGCTGAAAGTTCATGGAACGGTAATCACGGTATTTATTATGTTCCTAACGGAACAACATCCGGAACCGATGATTATTGGGGAAAAATGCATATTAGTTGTCGTAACGTTGCTAGTACCGCAGCAGATGTTGGCACTGTCGCCAATTCTGCAACATACGCTGTTCTTACTTGCGACAATAGCTCAACTCTAGGCGCTCCTAACGTTGGTGTTGCTACGGCGTCTCCAACTGCAAGACTTCATCTTCCGGCGGGAGCGGCAGGCGCATCAAGAGCCCCACTTAAATTCACTTCTGGTACTAATCTTACATCAGTTGAAAACGGAACAGTTGAGTATGACGGTACTCATCTTTATTTTTCAGCAGGCGGTTCGAGATATCAACTTGATAGACCGTTGTCTGCTGGACAGGTTTCTATTAAAAGAACAGCAGTATCAGCTAGCTACACACTACTTATTACAGACTATCTTGTTGCTGTTACTTCGACAGCGGCTGCAAGAACAATTACATTGCCAACAGCAGCATCTGCTTCTGGCCTTGTGTTTGTGATAGTAGATGAATCTGGTGGAGCGGCTACCAATAATATAACCATTGATGGTAATGCTAGCGAAACGATTAACGGAGCAACGACAATGGTTATTAGTACAAACTACGGTACAGTTACTATATACAGTAATGGTTCTGCTTGGTTTGCGATATAAATAAGGAGTTTATATGATTAGTTGTTATGCAGATTTGAGGGATAATGTTTTTAGTTTTGCTCCCATAAGCGAAGAAGGCAGAAGTCTTTTGATTTTAACTTTTCAACCTTCTGTTCCGTTGCAAAATGTAATGAAAATGATTCATACATATCTTGTTACTGCTGGAGAAATTGATATGCTTATTAGAATAGATATAAATATTGGATAATGAAAAACACATATTTAAGGTAAGCTATGAGTAATCAATTTTGTAATGATTGTATTTCTGAAAGCGGCGAAACTTTTTTGATTACTTATTGCGATCAAAAAGGTCTTAGTTTTTATGCAATTCTTTTTTCCGCTCAAGACAATACTAAGGCGTGGAATCCTTCTGAATCAAGCTTTCAGACATATACACTAGCCTCTCATGATTCTTTTTCTATGGCTTTAAGCGAAGATTCAGAGCGGCTAGGCTGGTATTCATATGAAATATCTGATACAACAAATATACCATCCGTTTTGGGTGGTCAATATTATTTTGTTGAAGTTTGGCAAAAAAACGGAGCAATTCCAAGTAGAACTGTGGATACTAATACTGGAAATGTTAAAGTCTGTTGGGGAAGAAATGAGTGGCTTGAAATAGCAAAATCTGTTTGGGAATACGGAACGAGAGAACTTACAAACTTTTCAGGAGTTACTCCTCAGCAAATTTGGGAACACACAACAAGGACGCTTACTTCAGGCGGTGTTGCTGATTGTGATTTTACAGAACTTCAAAAACATATATTAGCAGCCATTGTTCTTTCAACCGGAAAGACTATTGAAGAACTTTTCAAGGTTAATAGCGAACTTAGCAGTAGTATAGATAAGACATTTGAGCTTCTGAAAACCTGTTGTTCTTCTGACTCAAAGGGAGTTCCTCTAACTCAAACTCCTAGAATTGGACCAAAAGGATCAAGAGGTGGAGTTTCTGATATAAGGTTTGGACAATGATTTCTGCTATTAGAGTTATTGATAGAATTATTGATCAGGCTGACGTTTCCATAATAAACGTTCAGGATAATGATGTTTTATCTTATAATAGCACTACTGGCAAGTGGGAAAATCAAGTATCGGCCTCCGGTGGAAGTTCGGATATTTCAAAAAGTTTTACATATGACGGAGATGGTCGCCTTTCGGTTATAACAGACTCTAGCGGTACAAAAACTTTTTCATACAATGTTGATGGAACTTTGAGTCAAATAACTGGAACCGGACCTTATTATACTAAAGTATTTAGTTATGATGGGACTGGTAGATTAATTGGAATATCTGTTTTGTAATTTCGAAGGCGAAGGAATGTCATTGTGTTTCTAAGAATAAAGCAACTATAGTATATGGAGAATTTAAATGGCACTTATTACAGATCCAGATGATTTAGCAGATTCCGCAACAGATGACGGATCTCAAGAAGTTTATATAAATACTGCTTCTAAGACAATAAAGCTTGTTCAAGTTGGAAATCTTTCAACGGATGGAGTTACTTTAAAGTGTCTTTATTCATTTTTGAAAGAAGAATGGAAAGACGATCCAAATACAAAGAATCTTGCTGCTTACCCCTTCCCCATAACTCCTATTACTGATGAATCATTTGAATTTGTGGAAGGATGGGATTTTCAGGCGGATGCAAGCCGTTACCTTATTAGAACGGCAGGCTGGACTGTTAAAAACACTTCAGGTAATACTACTCAAAAATGGGCAGGAATAATCGGACTAGGAACTATTGAGTCAAATGACCAGCTTTATTATCAGCAATCTTCAGGAGGATCTGCTGTAAACGTTCAGCTTACAGGACAGATCAATCAGGCTGTACAGATATTAAGAGATGATGATGGAGATGGAAACTACGCAGAAGGTTCTGATTATGATAGAAGAACTGTTTTTAATTTATTCTGTCGTGAATATAATCAGTTATACGGAAAATCAAGCTTGAGCGATATCGGTGTTACGACAATGGACTCTATTGCATATCGTTTCCCTATTTCTACTGGAGCAGATCTTAAAATTGAAGATATTGACGGTAATGTTTCTACAATATCTCCTTATACAGAAATAAAAATTAGATATTTTGATCAACCATTTACTAGAGATATAGATTCTACTACAGATAGAAACTTTGGTATTGTTATTGATGTAGGAACTCATTCTGGAGTCGATGGAGGTACTACTGCAACAGGAAATTCTCTATCGTCAACAGAAGGAACTATTCCTACAGATGGAACGTATGACGGAGGAACTTTAACTATTCATGAAGGAGCAAATGCGGGAACCTATACGATAGGAACTGTCGTTAGTGCCACAGCAGTTCCTATTACTACAACTTTTGCAAATACTTTAAGTAATCAAAGCTTTACTTTGCAAAGAGCAGTTCCCGTTGTTGCTACAGCAGAAGAAATATATACTAAAGTTCAATATCAATTACGTCAAAATTCGGATATTGATGATACAGATCAAACGGTAACAGGAAAGACCGCTGATGATTTGCTAGAATTCGTTGGAGACACTCTTGTGTGTGGAACGAGTACGGTTGGTGTTCCTAATAATCCAAATGGCGGAGGTTCTGGAGTTGTTATTGAAGGATTTAAGACTGCCGATACAAACCGTATTCAATTCTATGACAACCTTGGAACGAATAGGACTTTCCCATTCGTTGCTGCTCTTGTTATTAACTTTGGAGATAACTTAAGGCTTGATGCGAGCGCTAAGTATTGGGTTTATTTTACAAATACTCATGCGGCAACTAATACTGGATTTGCCATTACTTCTGCCTCGGGTCAGACGGCAACTCTTACGAGTTCAACAACAAGTCTTACTCAGATTTTGGATAATGAAGAATTTTATATTTCTGGATTTGCAACATCTGCTAATAATGGTCTTTATAGGGCTACAGCGGGTGGATCTTCTGGATCTGTTACTGTTGAAAAGGCAGATACAGGGGATTCAAATTTTGTAAATGAATCTGCTGGTTCTAGTGTAACTATTCAGTTTAATCCATTTGGAAGCGCAAGTGCTATTTTGGTTGAAGATAATACTTCAACAGATATAACTGGTACAGTTTCTTCTCAGTCAAGCATTACTGTCACATATAATTATGATGGAAATGTTCAAGGAGGAAGAACTGCTGCAACAGATGCAAGTATTACGGCAGTTGGTATTGGATTGAATACAGGTCAGTATGTTAAAGCAACAGGAACAATTGCTCGTTCTACTGCAAATAGCGTTTCTCTTGTTGCTCCTCTTGAACGTAACTATGCTAATGCATAAAATAAGGACGATAGCATAATATGGCAGCAATTATTGCTAATGAAAGCACTAATATTGACGACTTTGATTTTACCGCTTTTATTGGAATATCATCCAGTACAAACGTAGCAAATTCGTCAATTGACGGAGTTACTTGGACCGCAAGGACTCTTTCTGCATCAGCGTCTTTCGAATGCGCTGCAAGCGGAGCTGTTGCAAATGGAAATGTTGTTGTTGTCGCTCTTGGAACAACAACAAATGCAGCTTCTTCATATGACGGAATTACATGGACTGCTAGAACAATTGGTTCAGCTACATGGAAAGCTGTTGCGTATCAGCCTTCAATATTTGCTGCCGTATCAACAGGAACAAGTAGTACCGCTTCTTATTCAACAGATGGACAGTCGTGGACTACAGGAACGACCTTGCCAGCTTCTGCTAACTGGTTAGCTATAGCTTCTAGTGGAACTAGATTTGTAGCAACAACAGGTTCTGCTTCTACACAAGCTGCTTATTCTGATAACGGTCAAACGTGGAGCAGTACAACTCTTTCTACTTCTGGAGACTGGAGATGCATTGCTTATGGAGGGGGTAAGTGGGTAGCAATATCATATGGTTCTACTAATACAACTTATTCTACGGATGGAACAACATGGAATACCGGATCAATGCCTGGAGCTGCTGCAAACTGGTCTGGTATAACATATGGTAATGGTAGATTTGTTGCTGTTGCTTTTGGATCCACAAGAGCGGCTTATTCTACAAATGGAGTTAATTGGACAGAAACCGTCTTGCCAACATCTCTTAACTGGAATTGCATAGCATACTCCGCTTCTTTACAACGCTTTGCGGCTCTTGCTCAAGGATCTGTTTCTGGATGCGCCACCTCTAAGGACGGTATTAGCTGGACAACAAGAACTGTTGTTTCTACTAACTTTACAGAGGTTGTTGCAACTCCTATAAAGTGGTGTTCTGGCGATACTCTTACAATAAATAATGGTTCTACAGTTACGGTTAATACAAATCAGAATAAGTTTTGGAAAACAATAACAATTGCTGACGGTAAACTATTAGTACAGAATTCGTCAACTTCAAATCCTATTGTTTTTGCGATGGGAAGAAATACTGGAGCAACAGTAAATTCTATCACCCCTACAAATGGTCTTGGTTCTATAGAATTTGATGGAGATTGGATTCAAATTGGAACTGGAGACAATTCTGCTAATCAAACATTCGACGCTTTGTATACAGAACATATTCCCTGTATTTGGGTTGAAACTGGAAGCGGTACTGGTATTTATGAGGTTTGGCTCAATATAACAGGAAGCTATGGGGAAATACCCCAATATCCAAGAGATAATATTTCAGGAGCAGGATCTGGAGTTAGAGGAAAGTTTTTCACGCAAACATCAGGATCTACTCCTTATGGGCCATTAAGTCTTACTACTGGTTCTTCTGGAACTTCTAGATATATCACAGTTGCCTCGACTACTGGAGTTTTGCCAGGAGCTTCTATAACAGGAACGGGAATTCCAGCAAGCTCGGTTGTCCATAGGGTTGTAAGTTCAACTATTCTTGAACTCAATAACGTAACTACAGCCTCTGCTGGGCCTAATACTTTTACGGTAGTTAATCCTTATTCTTCTCAGTTTACTTCAACTATTACCGTTGGAGATGGAGTAAATGGTAATAAGATTCCGACCGGGGCGAAGGTTAGAATACCCAATATATGCCTTACCGATCTAACTCCTGCCGATTTACAAACATCTGATAGAACTCTAAGCGCAAATATTCTTCTTACTGGTGGTGGCAGTTTAGTTGCTGATAAGGTTTTATTTTCAGAAGCATGGGGAAACTTTACTCAGGCTCAGACTTGTACTTTAACAAACTGCGGTTTTGGTATTCATCCAACTATTGCAGAAACATATGCTCTTGTGATGACATCTGTAGGTTTGCCTATTATGCCAGATAGGAGATACAGATCGTCTTCTGCTTGGTTGACTAGGGTTTCAAGGTTTGGACTTTCTAATACTTGGTCTTATTTATCTAATGCTGTTATTTCGGATCTTAATATTGCTTGCAGTATGCCTCAAGCGCTTTCAGGAGCCGCTTCTTCAAGCTATTTGTTAAACTTAACATTTATTCAGAATGCAACATTTAGTAATATTCGACTGTATAGCACTGGAACAGTTAAGGCCTCTCAGTGGTTATTGTACCTTGGCGATAACGTAAATAATTGTACCTTCAATGATCTTGAATTGTATGGAGCTGGTGCTGTAAATCTTCTCAGATCTAGTTCAAATACATTTAATAACATAACAATATCTGAAGACATGTTTTCTAGTTGTAATTCTTTTGCTTCTACTAGAAGATTAGGAACAAGTCCTATTACGGATACTTTGTTAGTTGATGATACAAAATATTATTTTAAGATAAGGTCATATAGAGATTGGACTAATACAACTTCAACAACTGCTTATAATGAAGGTAAAGTACAGTCAGCAACTCCTTATTTGGGAGGAAACAAATTCCATCCTCAAAACTTTGGAACCGTTTGCGTAAATCCTTATTCAACATTGTTAACGTGGACACAGAGAGGGCCTACAGCAGGAACTTCTCCTTCTTATGAGATTTTTAGAAGTGAAACAGAAGGCTTTACGGCAAGAGATAATACAACAAGACTGTATCAAACTTCTACAGCGGCTACCGTTTCGATTACGGACGGAGGAGCATGGAATGCTGTGACCTCTAATGCTTCGACCTTATTTGTTGCAGTAGGAAATAATACTACAGTTTCAATGTATGGGGCCGGTTCTGCCACCTGGTCTTCTGGAACTATAATTTCTGGATTATGGAGAGCGATTTGTTGGAATGGAACATTGTTTACAGCCGTAGGAAATAACGCAACCGTTTCAGCAACAGGAACAAATGCTTCTCCTCCAGTTTGGACAACAAGAACTTGTATTTCTGGTAACTGGGCAGCGTGTTGCTCTGGCCCCGGTGCTCCCGCTCAAGTTTGTGCCGTTGGTAATAACGGAACAGTCGCAATGACTTCCGCAGATAGTGGTGCAACATGGACTCAAAGAACTTGCATCAATGGAGATTGGAGAGCAATAGCTTGGAATGGAACTACTTATGTTGCCGTTGGAAACAATGGAACAACATGTATGACTTCTGTTGATGGTATTGCTTGGGTTTCTCGAACTATAACAAGCGGAAATTGGTCTTCTGTTGCATGGAATGGAACTACTTTTGTGGCTGTTAGTGATACTAATGGAACCACATGCTGTACTTCTACAGACGGAGCTTCGTGGACTTCTCGAACTATAACAAGCGGAAGATGGAAGTCTGTAGCAGCTAATGGAACAACTTTTTGTGCAGTAGGAGTCGCTTCAGATGAGGGCGATACAACAACTGCTTGTACTTCTACAGATGGAGCTTCTTGGACATCTCAAACTATAACAAATGGAAAATGGGCTGCCGTTGCTGCTAATGGAACAATTTTTGCTGCTGTTGGAGCAACTACTTTTGGAGCAGCAACTTGTGCTTGTTCCTCTCCTACGGGTGTTACTTGGACAGCGAGAACGGGAATTGCGATGGGCGCTGCTGGCACCATGATGACCGCTCCTATAAATGGTACAAAATATTATTATAGACTTAGGAAGTTTGATGCAAGAAATACAGTTGCCAACTGTTCTTCAACCGCAACAACATCTACAATTACTACTACAAATAACTTTAATAGCGTTGTTTCTATTGCCAATTGCGCAGGAATAAGCGGAAGTCCAAATGTTAGAGCTATCGGAGCCAACTTCAATACTTCTGGCATTGTTGCAGGCATGGCCGTTAGTGGTACTGGCGTTCCAGCATCTACAACGGTTCTTTCTGTTGATTCTTATTATCAAATTACGCTGTCAGCAAATCTGACCTCAACGATTACTTCAACGTCTTTGAGCTTTGGTCTTACTCCTGGAATGTATGTTTTTAACTCAACAACGGCGGGTCTTGGCTCTTTGTTGAGAGTTCAAAAAATAGTATCAATTGAATCTAATACATCTTTAACAGTAGACGCTCCAACTGCTTCAACGGTTACTAACGTTACTCTTGCTTTTTGTACTGGAAGCGAATCTGGAGAACAGGTTGCAATTCCGTCAACAACAACTGCTGCTGCTTATCAAAATCTATGTCTTCAGTCAAACGATTTTACAAATGCTTCATGGACAAAAACAACACTTACTCCAACGCTTCCCGCAACGGTTTCTGCTCCTTTTGACGCTTATTACCTTACTTTGGGTACTTCTTCTAATAGGCTAGTTGCTTCTGGTGCTGGAGGAAATGCAACTCAATCAATAACAACTGTTGTTGGAATTCAATATACATTTTCCTTGTATGTAAGGTCTGATGTTCTAAATCCGCAGACTGCTGCGGCAGGAACCTTGTCTTTGGGAACTTCTGATCAAGCTTTTACTACAACAAATAACTGGCAAAGAATAAGCGTTACATTTACCGCCGTTGCTACATCAACAACTGCAAAAGTGACATTAACTGCCAATGGTGCCTCCATATTGGTTGCTGGTGCTCATGTTAATGTTGGAAGTACAGTTCAACCTTGGATAGCAACAACAACCGCTGTTTCTGCGTTTACTTCTGCGCAAGAAATAACAAACTTGCAAGTTTGGGCCAAGGCGAATTCTAATAACGAAACTAATCAGGGTATAGAGTTTACTTTGGGAGCCGCTCCTACAGGTACATTGTATTCAGATATATTCATGGGAACTACAGATAACTTTACCCCTTCAGATTCAAACAGAATTGGAAGAACTTTGGTTGGAACTCAAGTTCCATTTACCATAAATACTAGTAATAGTAATGTGTTCAATAATATTCTTCAGGAAGGAACCGGAGGTCAACCTTCTTCTTTTATAACATTTACAACAAGTTCTAATAATAGCTTTATTGGAGGAGCGTATGATTTCAATTATGGCTCTGGCGCAGCCGGCCAAGTTCTTTCTTTGTCAAACTTGAGTAATGATAATTATGTTTATAATTACACATTCAAGAATGTTAGAAATTCTTTAGCAACTGGATATCCATTTGCAGGAACGGCAGGAACTACAAATAATAATTCCGGTCTTGTTTTGCAAAATATAAGATTCGACACATATGATTTACCATTTAATAATCAATATTTAGGATGTATAGTTAAAGGAGTCTCTGGGCTTTCTACTGCTCCTCTAACAGGTAATAACGCAACAGCAACCCTTGTTTCGACTACGGACGGTATTGCAAATGCGTATACAACTATTTATGATACAATTTTTAATGAAACATATACAGGACCGACTAGTGGTTCTTTGTGTGTGGCATTTAATGCTTCTTCTGCTGCCGTTAAACCATATACCTTGGGTGGAAATGCTAAATTTAGCAATGGTGGTCGTTTATATTTAGAATTTGCTGGGGATAGTATAGAATATGAATGGCCTCATAAAATAATTGGTGTTAGTGCTTTTACTAAACTTGCATATAAAATGAATGGAGTTGATCTGGGAAATGATACAACTACATTATATGGAGTAAAATTAGAGTATAAGATAAAAACAACATTGCTTGGTTCTTATGGAGCATATAAGGAAGCAACTCCAGAAAATTTAGCAGCAGAAACCCTTCCTTCTGCGTCTGCTGGATTTTATTTGAAGCTAAAGATTACGGCGATTGCAAATATGAAATATGGTTCAGGAAGCACTGATTTTGTTATAGGAGAAACTATTAACGGAGCTACTTCAGGAGCTACGGCAGTTGTTGATGGTATTGAAGACGGAGCCGCAGGAACTGTTGGAACTATTAGATTGTCAAGTATTACTGGATCTTTTATTCCAGGAGAGAATATTAGAAGCGGAGTCACAACTAGAGCTGCAAACGTTGCAACAAATACCTTTGCTTTAGGTCCAAGTTTTACAAGTTATATAGATGCATTGCAGATATATACAACAGTAGATCAGTCTGAGTTATATCCGTTTTCTTCTCCAACATTGTCTTTAACTGGATTAAAGGCTGGATCCGATATCAATGTTATTAGAGTATCTGATAAAGTAGATCTTGGAGGAAAAGAAAATAGTGGGACTTCATTTGATTTTGTTTATGATTATTACACAGACGTTGAAGTTAATATAGTTATACAAAATCTTGGGTATTTATATTTATCAATACCGTACACCTTGACTTCAAGTGATGCAACAATACCAGTTCAGCAAGTTATTGATAGAAATTATCAAAATGCATAATAAGAGGAAATAATGGGCTATTCTTTTGATGGATCTGAAAAAATAATATCTTTGACATCTGGAACGGTTGTTCTTGATGTTAAGGATTTATATTCCAGATGGAAAGACTGGGTTGTAACATCAGATAATAGTAAGTGGGAGTTGGCGTTTCAAACTGCTGGTGGAGAGGTAATTGACTCGGGATCTGGAACTTATATTCCTTTATATGCATTCTTGGCTAATGGATGGAGAATAAAGCCTCAAGAAGCAAATCATACATTAAATGTAACAAATGGCATTTTGCTTGTTAGTGAAGGAGGAGACCCGTTTATAAATACCACTGGCAGCTATATTGTTAGAATCAATTATCAACAGCCAGTACAGGCTATAACGGTTTCTGTTTCTTCTGGAAGCGGTTTGTCTCCTCAGCAAGATAGTAATCTAACTGCGATTAAGAGGATGACGGACTTGATACCTGGAGCTTTATAATGGCTTATACTTTAGATATTTCATTGGCTCTAGGTTCTAGTAAAACAGGACTTACACTGAACGCTCAACTTGTTGATTCTATTTTAGCGAATATAGGCTCTGCTGTTTCATCTGGATTTAGTGAGGTTGGAAATGGTTATTATCTTTGGCATTATGAGAGTTTTCCAGATAATTTTAGAGGTGGTGTTAAGTTTTACGAACAAGGGTCTCCGAGTAGTATACTGACTTTTGTTTCTATAAATCCTCAAGAGACTGAAAATACAGATGTTAAAGTTTCAGAAGTTTGTTCTGGGGCGTCAGGGGACATTAGCGTTAATGTTGGTCATTCTAGCGTTGTGATTGAAAATTCTACTGAAACTTCTGTCGGAGATAATAGAACAATAGAAATTACAACAGGATCTCAATCTTTGGGTTCTAATATTTCTCGTGGCGAAAATAAAGAGGTTTTAGCTTCAGAAAACATCAATATTACTACAGGGTCTCAGGGTTCTTCTATTCAAATCACACCTGGAGTTAGATGATAGATGGCAACTAAAAGAATATTTATTGAATATAAGGTTGATGGAGTTTTGTCTTCGGCCTATTCCGTTGAGCTTGCTTCTTCTGATTCTTCTTACGGAGTAAAGAGGCAAGATGGTACTATTGTTGTTGCTAGCGGAACTTCTGTAAACAATTCATCAACTGGTGTTTATGAATACGACCTAAGTGTAGACGATGGAATTATTTATATTGCTTCTTGGAAGATTGTTTCTTCTATTGATTCTGAGGCTGTTTATGCCGTTCAGTCGCTTGGTCCTTTTTATACTATTGCTGAATCTACTGTTAAGTCCGTTCCTGATACAAGAGGAACATTTGCTCAAGGAACAACAGGTACTCTGTTTTTGAGTCTTACTGACGTTCATGGGAATCCAATAATTGCGGAAGAAATTACTTTGGCAATTTCTAAAGATGGAACTAATATTATCGAGGATGCTAATCCTGATTTTGTTAGACCTGGTTTTTATACTTTTGACTGGGGTCTTGATTCAGATCTTGAACTTGGAAAGTATTTGGTAACATGGTCCTATGTTGTTGACGGTTCTTCTGGTATTGAATTACAAGAAGTTGTAGTTTCTTCTAGCGGAGATACCGAAAATTCAATAGTTCAGTTCTACGGATCAAGGTTAAGCGACCTTAGAGTAGCTCTTAGTGAAATGATTTGTTGCGCTCAAAAAATCCCCGTTTATCATGAGCAAGCAATTCCAGATGTTGGCAATCAAAAGTTCAAACTAACTTTCCCTAGATGGAATCAAGCTTTTGGTACTAGAATATATCGTAATAATAAGCTTATTGAAGGCTCATACGAAATAAATTACTTTAGAGGAACTGTTTTGTTTGATAATCCGCTTTCTGATTTTGATATGATTCATGCTGATTATAATTTTAGATGGTTTGAGGATGAACAGCTAGATAGATTCTTGTTTAATTCTTTGGCGATAGCAAACTTCTATCCTCCGCAAAGCGGATATGACATCATGACAGTTCCTGATATCTATATTCCCCTTATGTTGTATGGAGCAGCCAAGGACGCTTTGCGTGAACTTCTTATGTGCCTTAATTTTCAACAACCTCAGCAAGTTTTTGGCGGGCAAGAAGCTGCTCAAAAAGCTTTTAGTAATATGGAAACTTTAAAGAAGAACTATGAAGAAGAGTTTACAAAATTGTTAGAACAAAAGAAATTTGGAAGATATCCAAGAACAAGAGCAATCGTAACTCCAGAGTTTACTTTGCCCGGCGGTCGTTCTCGCTGGTTCAAGTATATGTTTGGAGGAGGAACCTAATATAATTTTAGAAACATCGAAAAGCCTACTATTTGGTGATTGACCTGTCTATTGTTAGCTAAATTTGTCGAAAGAAGTGTTATGGAAAATAAGAAACCGACCTCGAAAGAAGTGCTTGAAAAACTCAAGAAATTGGGAATAGCTGACGAAATAGAGTTTTACTTTATACCGTCTTCTGAGTTAAAAAACAGGATTATTAGAGGCGGAGATCCTATTATAGATCAACTTCCCCCGTTGACTAGGAAAATATTTCTTGAATTGCCTCAAGATAAGGGTGTAGCATTATATTTTCCAATGGTTCTTAAGTATATTGAAGGAACTCTCGATCATAGAAATTCTTATATTTTTGATCTTGGAGAGATAAGAGTTCGTAATGAAAATGAACTTATGATTAAAGCCTTGGACAGAGCAAAAAATATGCCAAAATAAAGATTCATTTTCAAAGGACTTTATTGCTACAAGCGTAATAGTATAAGGCATTTTGGGGTTATTTTATCGAGACTGAATTAGTGTTAACCTTCCTCGTAGCGAGTCAAAGTAGAGACTTGCACCCTCTCAGAGAGGGCGAGGAAGGTTTTGTATTTTAAGTTTCCGCTTATAGGAGTTTTCTAATGGCGAAAAAGTCTAAGGGAAAGAGAGACGGTAAGGATTTTGTTTACGATAGTCCTGCTCAGTCTTCAAAACTTTTGGTTTCTGTTACTGCAAAAAATCCCGGACAGAAAAAAGCGCTCAAGGCTATATCCGAGAACCAAGTTACTTTTGTTTATGGAGCGCCAGGTAGCGGCAAGACTCACTGCGCCGTTGGTTGGGGAGTTCAAGAACTATTGAAGGGAAATTTTGAAAGGCTAGTATTTACAAGACCATATGTTGAAGCCGGAGAAAAGCTCGGTTATCTTCCTGGTAATTTTGATCATAAGTTTGCTCCATTTGTAATGCCTTTGTATGAAGTTGTTTCTGAATATCTTGGGCAGGATGATTTAAAGAATCTTATTGAAGATAAGAAAATTATTGTTTATCCTCTTGCTTATATGAGAGGTATTACGTTCAAGAAATCATTTGTTGTTGCTGATGAAGTTCAGAATTCAACTATTCAGCAAATGAGAATGATGCTTACGAGAGTTGGAGAAGGAACAAAAATCGTTTGTACTGGTGACGTTGAGCAATCTGACTTGGGATCAAAGCTTAATGGCTTGGCGGATGCGATTACAAGACTGCAAGGCATCAATGGTCTTGAATTCGTTGAGCTTGGGTACGAGTCTTGTGTTAGAGAGAGAATTGTCTCTGATATTGATCAGAGATACAAAGATTCTAATGCTCCAAATCTAATAAAAATGAGAGAAAGCATAGCGGCTGCCAAAAATAGCAGTCCTTCTGTAAATAGTAAGCATTCACTTGAGAGCGAACAGTACGATTGACGATAATTGGGCTGTGTTCTGTATAAAAAAGGTTTTTAGGCTTAGAACTGCTATACAAAATATAGCAGACTATGCCATTGGTTTAATCAAATTTTGAAGGACAACGGTTATTCTGTTTGAAATAATGAAGAGGATAAGGAGTTAGCATCAATGCATGTTTCAACAATCATAAACAGACTGAAAAGCGGCCTTCTTAAAGAAGAGTCTCTAAGACCATATAGACAGCCGCCATTCAATGAAAAAGAATGGTCATCGCCTGTTTCTCAAGACGTTCCTCCATTTATGAATGGCGGAAGAGGTAATGAGGTTGGACAAAAGGCTGCTCCTTTCCCGGCTAACGCTCCTAATCGTGGAGGTAATCTTAATTCTCCTCCAAAAGCTACTTTACCTGATAGACCAATAAATGGCCCTACACCTGCTTTTGGTCCAAATACTCAAAAGAGAAAACCAGAAACTGTTATTCATTATTTGTCTATTTATATTAACAAATTCAATATGATTCTTTCCGATATTGCAAGCGGAAATCCCATAACCAAAGAGGTTGTCAAAGACGAATTTATAGATTTTTTAGGCAACGAAATGGGAGATGTTACGGTTCATGATCCTGACAAAGAAAAGAAGCTTGAAGCTCTTAGAAAAATGCAAGATAAATTTAACGAGATCTATCAAAATTATCAAGAAGATGGAATAAACGACACTCAAGACATTGATCCAGCAAAAGCTCCAAAATCTGGCATTAATTATCCAGACATGAGCGATAATAAAATACTTGCATTGTTTGACGCAAATAGAAAAACCAAGGGATCTGCAAAAGCTGCTATTGCTTTTATGGATAGATTGCCAGAAATTACTCAGAATGACAATAACTACGCAGCGTTTCAGAGATTGCGTCCTGAGCTTGAAACAAGACTTATCAAAAGTTCTTTATCAGACAATGATAGACAAGAATTATATAATGTTTTTATGGCAAGCTACCTTGATGACAAGAAAGCTGTTTCTAAAGAAGAAAAGAGTAAGGTTGTCAAAAGATATACTCAGATTCTAAATGAAAAGGCCGCTTCAGATAGCTTGAGCGGTAAACGTAAAAAGAAAAATCCTAATTACAATAATGATTATGACGATATTTATGGCGGCAATGATTATGACTCAATGGGTTCAAACGAAGAACCTCCAATTGATCCATTTGCGTTTTTGAAAGAAGAGCTTTTCCAATCAGACGTAAAGAATAAAGACTTGTTCTTGGCCTTCTTTAATGAAAAGGATATGCTCAATACGACTGCTCATATTCTCGGAGAAAACACTCAACCAGAAGAAGCGGAGATCTTGTCGAGAGGCGCTGGTAGTTATAGAAGCGAACCTATGGGCGTTTTGCAAAATCATGCAGAACTATTAAAAGATGCATTGATTGGGTTTATGTCAGATAAAGCATCTCCAATGCATGATAAGTTTTTTAATTGGGTTCTTGGTGAAATTAGAAAATATGGCAAGAGAAAGAATCCGCCAAATGTAATGCAAGAATCAGACCCAACGGCTGACGACCTTTCTGGTAATGATCTTTCTATTAGACCAGATAGACAATTTGCTACAGATTTTAGACTTCCATTACCAGAAGAAATCTTCAAAGAAGAGGGTCTTCGCAATGAGGGAACTCCTGTTGAAAAGGGCTCTGATGTCGATTCTTCAACTCTTGCAAGTTTGGAAAATAACTGGAAAAAGATCGATGGCTTTATTGGTGATTTGTTGCAAAAAATGGCTGACATTTATGGATCGACTCCTAACGATACTCCTTCATCTAAGGATATCAAGCTTAATATTCTTGAAAAATCAATATTATGGGCTAGAGTGCAGAGATCTTGTAATGATTCCGTAAATCACGTTATTGAAACTGCGCACAGAACAGGAAAAAATCTAACTGATGCTAGGTCTATAAGCATTCTAAATCAAGACTGGGATACGCTTTTCAAGCAAGATCACTGGAGAGACTTTGGTTGGGGCGTAGAGGATTCCGAAGATGTTAAGGCGGCTGTTCAAATGGCTATAGATGATCAGCTTGTTGTTTCTAAAGATGGAGTTCCAGTTACCGATCCAAATGCAGTATATCAATCTATTGTTGGTAAGGTTGATTTCAAAGGCAATGTTGGTGTATTTCAAAAAGGCGACGAAGGTTCAGCTAGAGATAATACAGCAAATGCTTTGTCTTTGAGATCTAAGAGCAAGCTTACGGCTCTTAAGGATATCATCATTGATAAAGATCTTGTAGACAAATATGGTGGCGATACTCTTGTTTCGTTTCTTGACATAATTGGTTTTGATAAGTTTAGTGCCGTTGTTGGCTCTTTGCTTTCTCAGAATAATAGAGGCTCTTTTGAAGACAAGATAAACTACTTGACTGAACTTTCAAGAAGAGGTGTCATTAAGACTCAAGAACAAGAAATAGAGCATATGTCTCCTAAAGAAATCTCAGATATTTTTGCAGGAGTCAAAGAGACTTTAAAGCTTATTTATTCCCCTAAAAGTGAATTAAGAAAAGTTTTGTCAGATCCAGTCTATCCAACCATAACAAATGAATATGTTGCCGAGCTTGCGAAGGCAGCAGGCGTTCCTAACATAAAATCAAAAGAAGATTTCGGGAAAGCAAGAAGTTCTGAAAAGACTGCTATTGTTGAAAAATTCTATGATACTGAGTATGGAAAATATTATGTTGAAGAGTTTAGGCCGTTGGAAGCTCTTAAGGAGTTCTTAGGAAAGCACATTTCTCAGACATCCGATAATCCTCAATTCTTGCAGCAACATGGTTTTACTAATAAGAATGAGTTTTTATCAAGTATAGGTGTCACCGATCCTTCAAACATAATGGGATCTATAGAGGATATGCCTCAAAGAAGATACTTCCAAATTGCTCAAAAGTTTTATCCGAAACTTTATGCAGCTCACAGAAATGGCGTTCTTCAGAAAACTCTTGCAAGCAAAGACAAAGGCAATATTCAAGGTATTGTAGAGTCTTTGCTTGAGAAGCCGCCTGTTGGTAAGGCTCTTTGGGATAAGCCTCCTTTGGCTGAAGCTCTGTTTTTTGCTGACGCTCTTGACGCTAGAGACAAAACGCCGGTGACTGCCGCTGTGAAGCTTCATATTCTTCAAAAAATAGCTTCGCAAAAGAGAATCAATCAACTTGCTGCGATAAGGCAAAGAATGATCAATCTTAATGTCGATACAAGTATTATAGATAGCATCGTTGCGAAAATCGGATATGGAAGAAGCTAAAGAGAAGAAAATAGAAGAATCAAAAACAGTAGCAGTTTGTGCAAAATGCAGAAATCATCAGCACAATCCTACAATTGAGTTCAATTTTTCAGAATCCAAGGTTTATTGGCTTTGTCAATTATGCAAAACCATGAATGTTATGGATTTGTCAAAAAATCTTACTTCTCCATATCCTAAGCCTAGGAGAATGTAGTGTACATAGTTAAGAATATATCAAAAACAGAAGTATCAATACCAGAGTTGAGAGTCAATCTTGCTCCTAACGACCAAATTGACTTAGATATGGTCACTTCAAGATTCTACATAGATCAATCATCTCTTCTTAAAAGGTGTTTAAGAAATAATGCTCTAAAATGCATTTTCAAAGACGATGGTAATGGAGCTTTTCAAATAAAGCGAGTAGATTATGTTCCTGAAATAAAACCAGAAGTTAGTCCATCAGATGTTGTAGATGCAGTAAAGCAGCTTGAAGAAAAGCTAACCAAGAGGCTTGAAGAAAAGGTATCTACTCAGCCTCAGATTGACATTAATTTGTTGAATCAAGCTCTTGCTGCCATACAGAACCTTACATCTCAATCAAGTCAAAATAAGGCCATTCAGACGCCTATTGAAGAGTCTGATGATTCGAAAATGGTAGACATTCACAAGAGAACGTTGAATCGACTAACAAACAAGACAGAAACTACGGTAAAACAAGAAGAACAAAGAACCGATAGTAGTGATGTAATGAAGAACACCCAAGAATTAGAAGGTTTGCTGTAAAAAAGGAGAACAAAATGGCAAGCAGAGTAATCGGAGTTACAGAGGAAGACATTAGAGATGTTGAGAGCCAACTTAAAGAACTGGTCGAATCTTCAAGTAAATTGTATCTTTGTACGGATGGTAGATTTTGGGATTATTCAGTTTTTGATGGAATGATGCTTTCAGACGGATATCTTGAGAGGCCTGCCAAAAATGCTAGATTCAAATTATCTTGCAAACATAAAGAATTTGCAGAGATTTTTAAGAAACGAAGCGGCTTCTTTCCTTGGGGTTCTTTTACCGAATACAAGTATTTTGATAAAAGAACAAATAAAACATACACGACATGGAAATTAAACAGCAAAGCTGACGAGCGTTTTACAAAAGAATACGAAAGATGGTATCCAGAGGGTAAAAAGATAGTTCCAAAAGACATTATTCTTGATAAATCAACTCTTATTTGGTGGCATCTTGGAGACGGATGTTTATATCGCAAAAAATCCAGGCCAAACTATAGAAGAGTTGTTTTGTCTACACAGGGATTTGAGCAGTCTGATATAGATTTTCTTTTGAATAAATTGACGGTTCTAATCGGAAATGAATCTGTTTATTTAGAGAACAAGGAAATCGTTATTGGAGGAAGTTCGCTTTGTAACTTTATCAAGATTATAGGAACCAAAAGCCCTGTATCTTGTTACCAATACAAGTTTGATTTTGGTCCATATGTAGACGATGATTATTGGGTAAAAAGCTTTGAAGACAGACCCTTGAAGTACATAAATGAATATCGAAAGACGAATAAAGTTAGAGAGTTGAAATACAAGTCGAAACAGGAGATTAATCATGAGTAAGAGTAGAGCCGTGGCTTGCGACCCTGGAACGATGTTTTTTCAGGTGTCAGAATTGGTGAATGGACAAGTTGTTGTTAAAAATACAAGAAATGCGTTTGTTGAGCTTCCAAAAACAGATGATGTAGAGGAAGCTTTGAAATCCAATAATTGGCAGTACATTCGTGATGGCGACAACTATTACGTTGTAGGCGATGATTGCATTAAGGTTGCTAATATTTTTCCTGGTAAGGTTGAGGTACGCCGTCCAATGGCTGACGGCGTTTTGAACAAGAACGAAGACAAAAAGCTTGTTGTTCTTGCTGAAATTATCAAGGCTTCTATTGGGCAAGCTCCTGATTCGAATTCTTGGGTTTGTACTTGCGTAAGCTCTGATTCGATTGATGGTTCTGCTGATTCAACCTTTCATAAAAACCGCTTGACAGCTTTGTTTACTAGGCTTGGCTGGAAAGTAAAGATTCTTGAAGAGGCTCATGCCGTTATTCTAAGCGAGAGACCAACCATTGTTGAGGAAGATGGAACTATTGTTCCTTACTCGGGTATAGGTGTAAGTTTTGGTGCAGGTAGGGTAAACTGCCTTTTGGCTTATAAGGGCTTGCCAGTTATTGGAATGTCTGTTGCTCGCAGCGGCGATTGGATTGACAAGCAAGTGTCAGAACAAACTGGTGTGGCGATTTCTCAAATTATTTCCGCCAAGGAAAAGAAACTCGACTTCAATAATCTCAATGATGATGACGATGTAATTTTTGCACTAAATGCGTATTATGACTCTATGATTGAGTATGTTTTCAAGAATTTCGGAAAGAAATTCCAAGATGTAAAAAGTCAGTTTAGTCAGCCATTAGATATTGTTGTTGCAGGCGGTACAAGTATGCCAAAGGGTTTTTGCGAAAAACTTGAGAAGATAGTAAGGGGATTGCAGCTTCCCTTCCAGATTAAGGAAGTTAAGCACGCAAAAAGTCCTCGAAACGCCGTAGTAGAAGGCTTGCTTACTCAGGCAATCCTTACGCAGAAGAAAGAGGCATCAGATGCGTTAGACAAGATTCTAACATAATGGAGCTTAAATGGGCTATACTACAACTCAGCAAGTTTATGATATTTTGGCCCAGGCTCTAACGTCTGCAACGAATACTGTTGTTAATGGTCAGCCAGTTCCTTTGTGGAGGTTTGGCAAGAGTAAAGATAATAACGTTATCTCTGATGATACTGTTTTGCAATATATTACTTGGGCTGGAGAGCAAATAGACGCATCGCTGAGCGAGCTTTATATTGTTCCTCTTTGCGAGAAATCTGATTTAGAGCTTACTCTTCTTTCTGATATAGATGCGTATAATGATACTATTCAATTCAGCAAGGCTGTTCTTTTGAATCCGGGCGATAGCCTTGTATTCATAACAGATTTGACAGAAGAGCGTCATACTGTTTCTGCGGTAGTAAATAACACGGATGTTGAACTTCAAGACCCTTTAGTTGGCATTTATTACGCTGAAACAACAAGAGTTATAAGAGTTAAGTTTCCTCCAACAATAAGTCTTACCTGCGCTCGTCTTGCGGCAGCAAATATTTATGATAAATACTTTGCCGCTCAAGCAAATCCAGGTATGTCTGATTATGGAAAAACTCTTAGAAAATGGGCTGTTTCTGATTTGAACGCCATTATTAATGGTATAACTATTTTGCATGGACAAAGACGTATAGGCAATCGTTTCTTCAATTCAACTCTTAGAGATAGATACGGCTTGCCTCCTTTGGATAAAGATTTCAATATCAAGATTGAGGGAGGAGACGCATGAGCAAAGAAGAAAATGCTTTTGAAAATTTAGAAGATCTTGCAAGAGAATTTCTGAACCTAGATGGGCAAGAAATTCATAATGCAATTTTCCCTTTACGTTCAGTTATTAATAACTCGGCAGATGAAGCTAAAAAAAGATATGAATATGAAGAGTTTTTGAAAACCCATATGGCGGCTGAAGAGGATTTGGAGAATTTTGCATCCGAATTTCTTGCTGACATTATTTATAAGCATCTCAATAAATGATAGAATTTCTTGAAAGCCTAAGAAGAACAATTTACAGGTGGGTGAACACAACGACGACCCTAACTGCTGATGCCGCATATGGTGCGACATCTATTTCTGTTACATCTTCAAAGAGATTTAGAGTTGGTGATGAGGTTACTCTTCATGACGGAACTAATGGAGAGCCAAGTCTTAGAATAAGCGAGATTCCTGATGACAATACAGTTGTTCTTGAGTCTCCTGTAAGTGTTATTACGGGGTGGAGAGTCTCAGCAAATGCTATGCTAACAAAGACCTATGATGGTCAGTTTATTCAAGCGATATACATAGGCGAGCCTGATGTAATACCACGCTATCCTGCTATCACTATTCTTGGTCAAAACAGAAATTCAGAATGGTTTACTCTTGGTACAACAAAAGAAAGATATAGGGCTCAAATAGTTGTCTATGCAGAAAATGACAACCACGAATCGTCTTACAGAATGGTTATGCAGATAGCAAATATCATTCAACTTGGATTGAAGAAGAACATTTTCCCATTGATTGGTCCTTATAATGTTGTAAGCACTATTGCTAACGTTGAAGGCGGAGATGAGTTTATTAAAGTTTCTGATTCTTCAGTATTTGCATGCGAAGATAAGATTGTTATAGAAAACGTTTATCAGGCAGAAGAGCTTAGAATCGCAGCTATACCTGATTCTACAACTATACAAGTTTGGCCTAACCCTTATAATGATTATCTTACAAGCGAACAAACAAAGATTATTCGTTTGTCAAGATTCGTTTACAATTCTTGGCCTAGTGAAATTAACTATGGTTTCAAGTACAAGGGAACCCTTCTTCATGCAGCTAGCATAGATTGGTTTGCAGAAGAACAGGAAATACAGACTCGTCACGGCTGGTC